TTGAACGCCTCTCAACGATGCGCACCGATCAACAGGCTAGGTGGAGACCTAGTGGGGGACGCCCCATAAAACTCATAACCTCGTCTACTGTGCGTAGAAAGAGATTTGAACCCGCTCGGAAGGGGGGGCACTAAATAAAAGTAATCTTTTATGTAAAAAATATACCATAATATGTTTACAATAATTTTTAAACATATTCTCGAAAATGTTTTAAGGAGTTAAATATTGAAAGATTATATATTTGATGATTGTATCGAAAGCGTAGAAAAATTAAGTGGAAAAAATATCCCCTTTTGGAGCGATTTGGCTGAAAAATATAATTATGAAAGTAAAGAAACAATTCGCTCCGATTACCGAAGGGAGGCAAAACGAAGAGGATATAAATTATCAGAGGCAAGACAAAAATCGGGTGGGCCAAAAATCTTAATTATGGACATAGAGACGACACCGTTGTTGTGCTATACTTTTAGTCTCTATCCAGAAAGAATTTCAACAGATCAGATAGTTAAAGATTGGTGTATTCTTTCTTACTCGGCCAAATGGTTATTCCAAGAAGAAGTTATGAGCGAGGTTCTTACCTCCAAAGAAATTAAGGACGGTAACGATAAGCGACTTACTACATCTTTGTGGAATCTATTTGATGAGAGTGATGTGATAGTTTCTTATAATGGAATTAATTTTGATACAAAAAGATGTAATTCACGATTTATAGTTCACGGTTTTATGCCTCCATCCCCCTATATTGCGGTTGATCCAATTGTAACCGCCAAAAAGATATTTGGATTTACATCGAATAAAATGGATTTCTTATTAGAAACATTGGAATTAGACAGAAAAATTCATACAGATTTTTCTTTGTGGGCACGTTGTATGGACGGTGATAAGGAGGCTCTTGAAGAAATTAAAAATTATAATGTTGTTGATTCTGTTGTTTTAGAATCTTTATATCTTGAGATTTTACCTTGGATTCAGGGCCACCCTAATTGGAATCTATATTCAACAGAAGAAGTTTCTGTTTGTCCAAATTGTGGTAGTGACGAACTAAATAAGAATATCAAATCTTATAAAACGTCTACGAATATATATCCGGCATATCGTTGTGAAAGTTGTGGATATGTAGGAAGAGAGCGAAAGGGAATTTTATCAAAAGAAAAATCAAAAACGGTGGTTCGATAGAAACTTCAGGCCAGCCCCACCAGCTTTGGTAAAGGGTCATTCTGTTTATTAGTTTATTTCAATTTATTTTGGGATAATATTTTAGATGGAATTGCAAGGGTGAGTATCCCGACCTGCCTGTTTCGATAATAAGGAGGAATTATTGGAGGATGAAGATTGGATAATTGAAATATTGGCTGAGAAGGCCTATAATATTTTTTGTGAACAATTAAATCTTAATCTGGAATATTTTGAAAGAGAAAAACCAGATTCGTTTGATATAATTTCTAAAAATGTTCAAAATGCTTGGAAGGCAATTGTGCGAGAAATAATTTGTTGTTATCCGACAATGGAATTAGAAAATAAAAATATTTAAAAGGGGGAATTTTATCTCCCTTTATGCCGAAGTAGCTCAGACAGTAGAGCTTTCGATCTGTAATCGAAATGTCGCGAGTGCAATTCTCGCCTTTGGCTCTGAAAGAAAGGGATAGTGCGCTTCGAAACCGCGTGAATGACTGCTCCGGTCGGCTCCCTTTCTATCTTTATTTAATAGGAGAGAAGGAGAAAAAAATGAAACGTGGTTATACGGATAAATCGTGGAAAAGGGTATTGGATGGATTAAGAAGGGGGAATATAACCCAAGGCAAAAATACGAAAGTAAATTTTTGTTTAAATTGTGGTTTAAAAATAGTTAATTGGCAAAAATTTTGTTCTGTTGCTTGCTCGTCAAAATATAGTAGTGAAAAAATAACAAAAAAAAAGACTGTATTATTTGAAAAAGGAAAACTTTCGGATGAACAGGCGAGAAAATTTTTTAGAAAAATAACACCGGAAAAAATTTGTTCTATATGTGGTCTGTCCGAATGGATGGGAAAAGAAATTTATCTCGTAGTAGATCACATTGATGGAGATCACACCAACAATTTTCCTAGTAATTTTAGATATGTTTGTTGTAATTGTGATGCGCAATTGGAAACATATAAAAGCAAAAATAACGGTCGTGGAAGACCATCTAGAAGACCGTAAATAAATAAAATATACTTTTGTAAAATACCTTTTCGGAGGTATTTTTAATTTAAGGAGATAAAAATGCCTAAAGCATTAAGAAAGAAGTCTTTAAAACAAGCCATTCCCGAAGGGGTGGGAACATCCGATATATACTGCCGGAAGTGCACAAAATTAAAAAAACCAACAGATTTTTATAAGGGGGTCGACCCCCTTGACAGTAATGGGTATTTTTCTATTTGTAAAGATTGTGCATCAGAAATTTATGTAAATCATTACCTTTTTGAGAAAAATTTAGAAAACGCAATATATAAGACGTGCCGCGCTATTAACCTTCGGTACGATGAAAATGCTGTTGTTTCTACTCGTGTTCAATTGTCTACTCAAGAAAAAACCGATGACAATGAATCGGTGTTCGGAATTTATAAATCAAGACTTGGCAGTACGGATTCTAGAATGGGCGGCGATATTGCATCCGGCGATTTTATATTTTCCGAATCCGGTAATAACTATGGCGATAAAGACAGGGAGGAAGTGGTTTTTGATGAATCGGAATCGGTAAAAGAATTTTGGGGAGAAAAGTTTACAGTCGAAGAATATCGTTTCCTAGAGACCGAGCTTGCGGCTTGGAAAAAATCTTATTCGTGCAATAATCGCGGAGAAGAATTTTATCTCAAGCAAATATGCCTGAAAATTTTATCTTTGCAAACAGCTTCGGGTAAGACGGATAATATTTTAAAAAGCATCCAACAACTTCTCAAGGACAGTGCGTTAACTCCAGCCCAGCAAACAGCATCTTCGTCAGGAAAGGGTATGGATACGTGGGGCTCAATGGTTAAAACAGTGGAAGAAACGACCCCCGCAGAATACTATAAAGACAAAGAACTCTTTAAAGATTTTGATAATATCGGAGCATATATTAAAAAATATATAACTCGACCACTCAAAAATTTTGTTACTGGTTCTAGAGATTTTAATGTGTCAACAGATGATGATGTTGAGTATGATTCAGAATATGTTGGTGACGATATTATGGAAGAGGCGATTAAAGATGAGCAGAGCATCTCCGAAGTTCAAGAATAAACGTCTTAAAAATTCTAGTTCCATAAATCAATTTAAAAAACCAAAAGACATGGTTTTGGAGAAAGATATTACAAGGGAGAAACGGGAGAAGTTTATTCTTTGGAACACTTTTTTTCGCCGTAATCCTCACAGATTCGTTGAAACATATCTTGGGATTAAATTGTTTCCGTATCAAATTTTGTGGTTCTGGTTAATGTCTAGGTCGGATGTGTTTGTTGCAATTTGTTCGAGGGCGGCTGCAAAAAGTTTTCTGGTTGCTCTTTTTTCGATTACTCAGGCAATTCTATATCCGGGGAGTGAAATAGTAATAGGGGCATCAACATTAAAACAAGCCGGATTAATCATTAGTTCAAAAGTTCAGCAACTAAAAGATACGTCTCCCGCAATAGAAAGAGAAGTGGTTTCCCTAACATCTAACATGAACAACTACCAAGCAATTTTTTCCAATGGGTCGATTATAAAAGTAGTGGCCGCAAACGAGGGTGGTAAGGGAAATAGGGCCACGATTCTTGTACTTGATGAATATAGACTTCTTAAAAAAGAGATTGTTGATACTGTATTTATTCCATTTTTATACGTTAGACAAGCAAGTTTCAAGTCCTTACAGGAGTATGCGGATTATCCCGAAGAGGAACCAAAAAAAATATCAATTTCAAGTGCGGGATTTAAAAGTGAATGGTGGCACATAGATGCTATCTCGACAATAAAAATGATGATTGAAGGAAAAAATGCTGGATTCTTCTGTACTGACTATTTTGTAACATTACGGCACAAAATTCAAACAAAAAATCAAATGAGGATTCAAGAGGAACAAAATGATCCTTTGTCCTTCGATATGGAATATCGCAATATTCCAGCGGGTCAAAGTGGAAAAGCATATTTTAAAGCACAAATGTTTAATCGCAATATAAAGAATGCTTTCTACCCATTGAGGGATGATTTAGTAACATTAAAAAAGAATCCATATGGTATACCTAAGGTGAGCGGTGAATTGAGAATAGTCTCATTGGATATAGCTTCTCGCGCAAATCGTATTAATGATAATACGATTGTGGGCTGTACAAGATTAATTCCCACGCATAAGGGCTATCAGAGAAAAGTTGTTTATATCGAATCATCACATGGAAGCAACATCGTTTCACAAGCGCTTAGGAATAAAGAAATATTTTATGATTTCGACGGCGATTATATTGTGATGGACATGGCACAGGTTGGCGTGGCAGTCTACGATAGCATGAGCTCCGTTACGCATAGTGATAAGAGGGGAATTGACTATCCCTCTTTTACAGTAATGGAATCACCCCTCTTAGATGAATCGGTTAAAAAAGAATTGCGCGATAGAACCTTGGGAGTAGATGCTCTTCCAATTATCTTCCCCATAACGGCTTCTGCAAAATTAAATAGTGAAATAGCCGTTGCTTTTCGGGCAGCCTTACAAAAGAAATTATTCGATTTTTTAGCAACAGATAATGACGCAGAGGATTATCTTACTCAAAATAATAAAGAATTCTTCAAGGTAGAGGATGATATTTCATTGAGAACATTTCTCCTCCATCCATTTGTTCAAACCAATCTTTTGGTAGGAGAGTGCATCAACTTGGAAATGTCCGTAATTAACGGAATGATTAAGCTTACCGAAGGGACGGGAAGAAAAGATAGATATACCTGCCTCAGCTACATGAATTTCTTCGTTTCCAATGCATTAGATAGAGACCTATTAAAAGATGAAGATGATGGCGATGAATGGTCGATGATAAGATCAATGACATATGTCGGCTAGGAACAATATGAAAATTAAACTATATTATCACACAGTAAAGGAGAAATAAAACCTTGGAAAAAAAGAAATTGCCTGAAGGGGATATTCTCCTTTCTGAATCACAGGTACAACAGGTTTGGGATTTCTATAAATTTGCTAATTCCATGAATCCAATTCTTAACCCAATGTTGGTTAATGAAAGATTAAAAGAAGTTACAATGAATCCTCTTGCGGCAACGCAAGATGGTTTAGATGCTGCATTAGCAAGTCCAAAGGAATCAGAATTAGCATTACAAGGATATTCAGAATCTTTTGAAATTTTAAGTCAGCCTTATAAAAGACTCTTATCCTATCTAGGATTAATGTTATCTTGGGATTTGACTTATACTTGTACCAATGCAACTAAAGATGACTATAAATCTCCCGCCTATGGTAAGGATTTAAAAATCCTAGAATCATTTCTTGACCGATTTGACTATGAAAAAGAATTTACAACAGTTATAAAAGAAATGTTAAGAAATGAAACATATTTCTGTCTGCCAAGATTTGATGGGGATAAAATTGTATTACAAGAATTTCCATCGTCTCCAACATATACCAAAATTACTGGTAGATGGGAATATGGAATGTTATGGTCGGCTAATATGTTCTGGTTTATTTTACCAGGTGTTGACCTTAATATGTATCCCAATTTCTTTGCCAAAAAATATAGTGAACTCTGGGGTGATGGGTCAAAAAATAAGTCTTATATTCCATCGCTTTCACCAGAATTAAGAGGTTCATCTTCTTGGATTTATTGGCAGGATATTCCTGTTGATGTGGGTTGGTGTTGGAAACTATCTCCAGAAATTGCCACAAGACTTCCATATTTTACGGGTTTGTTTAGTGACCTTATTTTACAGGGAACTATGCGAAACCTACAGAAAAATATAAACATGGCAGTAGCCAGTAAAATATTGGTTGGTAGTGTTCCATTCTTAAAAGATACCGGAGCTAAAGTAAAAGATTCATTATCAATGTCTCCTGAAACTTTGGGTAAATTTTTAGCATTGGTTAAATCTGCACTTTCAGAAGCAATCAAAGTAAGCGCTGCTCCTCTTGAAAATATGGCGGGTGTAGAATTTACTTCAGATAATGAAGTATATCCAGCCTATCTCAGGAATATGTTAGCAACATCTGGTATTAATACTAATCTTATTTTTACATCAGATGTTAGACCTAATCAATTAGAATCACAATTGAGCTTAAATGCCGATGAACAACTTATGACTGCTTTATATCCTCAGTTTAATAGTTTTATGGAATATCAGGTAAACAAGCTTACCAAAAAATTTAAATGGAAATTTAATTTTGAAGGAACTAGATTTTTTACGAATAGGGCAGAAAGATTTCAGACACAAACATCTCTTATGGGGCAGGGTATTGTTCTTCCCCAAAAGATTGCGGCCGCAG